GTGGTGAAAACAAGCGGAGCTGGTTATGAGTTCGTATTAGCCGATAAGCAAATTTACGTGGCAGGTGATTGCAATATTACATCATCTCAAAACATCAATATTAAAGCTGCCAAAGATATTGTGATGGAAGCAAATACTATTATTATGACTGCCAACAATTCTGTGAAAACATATGCTGGACAAAATATATCTGGAGTAGCAGGAAATAATATTGATTTGGGCGCTCTCTCTTCCTTTATCACGTCAGGAAACTCTTCTGTTACATTGTTTAGCGCAGGGACCGTCACCATACAGGGTGCGACTACACAAATTAATCCTGGCATAATCATGATTGATCCATTGTTGCCAAGTTTGTTGAAACCACCCCAAGATGTACTCGATGCATTGACAGACGAATCAGAGCAAAAATTAATTGCACTAGAAGGATCAGAAGCACCAATCGATGGGGGCGCAAATGCGAATAACGCAGCAAGCTTAAATTCGCCAATAAATACTCCTCCGATAGCAGCACTTCCAAAAGATTCTACTATTGATACTCGTCCTTTACCAGACGCGATTACTCCAAAAACAATATGTGAAGGTGTTTCGTTGTCTGGAGGAAGTATCAATTATGAATTACAGTTATCATCACACTTTAAACTTAAACATTTAACCAACGCAACAATTTTTCAACATCAGATTCCTTTGGGAGGACAGTATGGTAAAACTGCTGAAGAGATTATTTGTAATTTAAAAGCGTTGGCTGAAAATATTCTAGAGCCGTTGCTGAAACAATATCCAGGATTTCGAATCAATTCTGCATTTAGATCAGAGCAGTCTGCTGGGGGTAAATCACAACATCCTATGGGGCAAGCAGCAGATATTCAATGGCCAGGGCAGTCTACTAAACAATTGTATGAAAAGGCTAAATGGATAAAGGATAATCTTCCTTATGATCAATTGATTTTCGAATATGGAGAATCAGCATGGATTCATATAAGTTTTAATCGTAAAGGTAATCGCGCTTCGTCAGCTCCTAATAAAGTTTGTTCATATCATCCTCAGGGGTGGCCAATAGTTGCTGGACAACCAACACCTATAACACCTGGTGGATTGTATACGAAAAATTTGGTATTATTGGCGAATAGGGAGAAGGATACGCCTGGTCCTGGCGGCATTATCTTTACATAATCTATGGGATCTGCTGCACGATTAGGGGATATGTGTACGGGGCATGATTGTTTTCCACCAAGACCATCAATTTCAGCTTCGCCAGACACGTTTATTGATGGTATTCCTGCGTTGCGAGTGGGTGATAAATATGAAGAACATTGTTGTGTCACCTGTCATGAAGGAATCGTTATTGGGGGTTCTAGCACAACTTTTATCAACGGTATGCCAGCAGCACGGGTTGGTGATCCCATAGATTGTGAGTCTTTCATTGCTGAGGGGTCAAATAGCACGTTTATAGGATAATATGCCATTTGGTATTCCTACTGATATTCCTGTTATTCCAGGCTTGAGTGGTGTCGTTGGTGCTGCTACCTCAGGTGTCACTGATGGAGCAAAAGCTGCTATTACGGAGTTAACATCAAGTGCTCGATCAGCGTTGTTTTCAAATCCGATGGTTGGGGCTATTGGTGGCGTCTCTAATTCAATCACCACACTTCAGAGCAAATTGACACAAATCGCATCAGGTAGTATAACTGGTGGTTCTATTTCGAGTGGGGATGCAGCAACCTTTTTATCTGGTACAGGATTCAGCGATCTTAGTGCTAGTTTATCAGCTCTCACATTACACACGAATCGTCTTTCGGGTGTTTTGCAAGGCACCGGAATAACTGTCCCTGGGCTTGAACAAATAGCCACTATTGGTAAAATGATGAATGATATGTCGAATTTTATAGATGGGTCAAAAGGTTGTTTGAATATTATCGGTGCAACGACGGGATTATTTTCGCAAAATCAATTGAATGGAATCGCAGGATCAATTAATTCTGTGATTACTCGTGTAAACAACGGGATAGTCGCAATTTCTGAAATTACCGATCTGGTAGTTAATTTGAAAAATCAAATTTCTGCTATTGTTAGCAAAGATACTAATTTTTTGAGTCAATGCGTGGCGCAACTCAAAAACGCAGCATTTGGATTTGCTTTAAACTCTGCGATGCGTGATCCTTGTGCTAAGTTCATTTTAGAACAAGTTGGAGTGCCTAGCTTTTTACAAAAATTACAGGTGCCACCCTTGCCTTCTATTAGTGTGCCTCGTGTTCGTGGATTGTAATAAATACTAATATGTCTATCTATAAAGATCTGGATCTCAATTTTAGCATTCATCCCATCAAGAAGGATGTGACAACCCTACAAGATGGTAATGCTATTGTGCGATCTGTTTACAATTTGATCATGACAAATCATTATGAGCGCCCATTTCGTCCTGAGTTGGGATCCAATATTCGGCAGATGCTCTTTGAGAATGTCGATGAGTCAACTGCTCATTCTCTCAAACGATTTATTGAGGAGACTATTAAAAACTTTGAACCTCGTGCTACCATTCGGCGTGTGGATGTGCTTCCTAAAGAAGATCTCAATGCGTATGAAGTGCGACTTGAGTTTTTTATCGACATTCAACCCACACCTTTCACCACATCCTTTTTGCTTGAACGAATACGATAGTTGAGGAATTATGCCAGAAAAACTACAAATTACTGAACTCGACTTTGAAGTTATCAAGACTAATCTCAAGGATTTTCTACGCAATCAGACGGCTTTTAAAGATTATGATTTCGATGGATCTGGATTGTCGGTGTTAATCGATCTGTTAGCATACAACACACATTATAATGCGTATTATCTCAATATGGTCGCTAATGAAATGTTTCTGGATAGTGCGATTGTGCGTGATTCGGTTCTGTCGCATGCTAAGGCACTCAATTATACACCCACTTCAGCCCGGGCAGCAACCGCAAATGTTACAGTGGTTGTTGCGCCTCCTGTTGGAAACACTCAATCGGCATTGACACTTGAGCGATTTCAGTCGTTTCAATCAGAAGCGGTCGATGGTGTCAATTATACCTTTATGACAACAAAAGCACAAACGGTATTGAAAGATAGTGACGTCTTTACTTTCTCTGGTGTAGAACTCAAACAGGGTACACCACAAGTGTATCAACAAACGTATAATAATGTTACGAATCCCCGTCGTGAGTTTGTATTGCCGGATAGCACTATTGATACGACCACGCTACAGGTGCTTGTTCAGGAATCTAGCACCAACACTTCTACAAAAACGTTTACTCTTTCTACCGATGCGACGATTGCTAACTCCACCAGTCAAGTGTATTTTCTGGATACTTCAGTCAACAATCAATATAAAGTACGATTTGGAGATGGAGTCATTGGCAAATCCTTGGCAAATGGTAATATTGTCATTAGTTCGTATCTGGCAACTGATGGTGATACAGCAAATCGCGCTAACAGTTTTTCCACAGGAACCATTTCAGGATTCTCTAACGTTGTAGTGTCATCGATTTCTTCTGCTGAAGGTGGTGCTGCTCAAGAAACTTTGACATCTATCAAGTATCGTGCGCCATTAGCGTACACTTCTCAGAATCGAATGGTGACGACTCTCGACTATGAAACCTTGATTCGCAATCGGTATCCTGCGTTTGAGAGTTTGTCTGTGTGGGGTGGTGAAACACAAAATCCTCCTGTCTATGGTAAAGTGTTTCTTTCTTACTTGTTGAAAACAGGTGTGACGATTAATGAAACAGAAAAAGCACGAATTCTTCGGGAAATCATTATTCCCAACTCTGTCATTACGGTGACACCGCAGTTTATTGATCCTGATTTTATCTATTTGATTTTATCTGTAAATATTAAATATACCGCGAAAAGCACCATCCTCACGGCGGGAGAAATTGAAACTTTGGCTCGTACTGCGGTTCAAACGTATCTAGGTGATGATTTTAATAAGTTTGGTGGTGTGTTGGTTCCGTCTCGCTTAGAACGCGCAGTGGATGATATCTCAACAGCGGTGATTGGTAATAATACCACGATTCGTCTTCAAAAGCGAGTGGAACCCCTATTGGATACTTTTAAGACGTATACGATTGACTTTGGATTTCCAATTCGTCGCGGGAGCGTGCTAGACACAGTAACTTCAACAGGATTTTCTGTGTATGATAATTCCAACGCTTTGCGGTTAGCATTTTTGGATGAGGAGCCCAATTCGTTTACGGGAGTGGATGAAATTGTGATCAATAACCCTGGATTTGGATACACTGAAACGCCAACGATTACTATTACTGGTGATGGCACCGGCGCAACAGCAAAAGCCATCCTTGTCAATGGGCAGATTACAAAAATAGAACTGTTGACACGCGGTGTGGGATATACTCGCGCGGTAATTCTTATCAAAGGAACTGGGTATGGCGCTGAAGCCACTGCTGTGATTGTTGCTCGCTTTGGAACTCTACGGACATTCTATTATAATGAATTGGCACAAAAAGTTGTGATTAATGCTACCGCTGGCACCATTGATCATACTATTGGACAAATCATCCTAGACAATTTAAAAATTTTAGAAGTGGATGCTGATGATGGATTACTACGTATTAATGCAGAAGTGGAACCTGAAATTTTGACTGCAAAGAGAAATCAGATTTTACGTTTGGATACTACAGATCCAACAGCTTTGCAAATTACTGCTGTATCATAATCTATGAGTCAAGAGGCTCTACTCTCCAGTCTTGTGCGGTCTCAGCTGCCTGAGTTTATTCGGGCAGACTATGAGACCTTTGTTGCGTTTATTGAAGCCTACTATGAATATTTGGAGCAGACGAAAAAGGCGACGGACTTTGGAAAGCATCTATTGCAATATGCTGATGTGGATCGAACGCTCAGTGACTTTGAAGAGTATTTTGTAAAAACGTTTTTACCGCTGATTCCTGCAGATTTGATAAACAACAAACCAGCCCTGATTAAGTCTGTTAAACAATTTTACGCTGCAAAGGGAACTGAAAAATCTTTCAAATTTTTCTTTCGTGCGTTATATAAGGAAGATGTTGATCTTTTTTATCCTAAAGATTTTGTTCTCCGCACATCAGATGGCAAATATGTGCAACGTAATTCCTTACGATGCGCTAATGAGTATTTTACAACTGCGACTGGAAATGGAACGACAAAAACATTTCGTCTTGTTGAAGTAATTGCGGCAGCAAGTGATCTCGCCGTCTATGTAAATGGTGTGCTACAAACTTCAGGATATACTATTTCACTCAATGAACCCTTTCTAACTTTTGCCACAGCTCCTACAGCGGGGCACGCGATAAAGTTCGTCTTCTTCTCTGATCAATTATTGAACGCAATCAATGCAGGTGGGGTTCTCTTAGATGTTACAGGTGTCACGAGTGGTGCTAAGGCATCGGTGGAACGGGCTAATAAGACTATTCTCGGAAACACGCGCAGCACTGAGTTGTTTATTACACCTATATCCAGCAAGACGTTTAGTCAAGGAGAATTAGTTACTGCGCAGTATTATTACACCAATAATGATTATTTCACCTTGACTTTTACTCTATTATCATTGTTGGAATCTATTACGATCGTCAATGGAGGTGCCAGTTATAATGTCGGCGATTCAGTTTTAGTGACAGGTGGAAACCCAACAACTGCAGCGACAGCGATTGTGGAAAAAGTTTATCTTGCAGTAATTACTAAGATTTTTGTGTTGAGCGGTGGTGCGGGATTTCGTGTGGGTGATCTTATCCATGTTATCTCTACTCCCAATACTGGATTGAGCATGGCGATTCTGTCAAATAATGACAATGAATACTATCATGCTAACACACTCTCTATTAATAATGATGTGATTTCGTTGTATGCTAATGTTGCAATTAATGCGGCTAATTATGGATTTCCTGTAAGCGGGAACGAAAATCAAAATACTCGCGTGATTGATGCATTAAGTTCACAATCTATTAGTGGATTGGGACCCATCACTAATGTACAAATTCTGTCTAGTACCACTCAGTTTGCATCGTTGCCTGTGTTAGATGCCGACTCTTCGGTATTTTCCTTTACCTCTACCAATGCGTCCTCAAATACAGCAAATGGTGTGCTGCGACTCGTTGATTTGGGTATTTTGGGGCGCATGAATGTGGTCAATGGTGGCAATGGCTATGTGCCTGGAGATGAGGTGGTCTTTACCAATCTTCCTATGTCCAATGTACAGGGATGGGGTGCTGCTGCTGAAGTCATTACAGTTCATCCAGCTAACAACGGCATTTCTACAGTCAAGTTTCAACCTCCACGGATTAATGGTACGGTGAATGCGAATTCGTCGGGCGTGATCGTCACTGGTACTGGCACAAATTTCTTGGGTGAATTGGTGGTCGGTGATAGAATTGAACTCAATAATGAATCGCGTTATATTAACACCATCACTAGTAATACGTCTTTGACTGTCAATGTGGCATGGACGAAAACATCCACTAACAGAAAGTTGGGTGTGCATGATCTCTCATTTATTGGTGGAGAGCGATATTGTCAGGATTATTTGCCCACGGTAACGATTTCGTCCGCGAATGGAATTGCTAATGGAGCAAATATTATTGTTGAAGCTATTTACAGTGATGGCGAACAATTACTTGCTAATTCGTCATTAAATCCTGGGGCAATTCAGTCGATTTTGATTACAAATAGCGGTGCAGGCTATACTAGTGTACCCCTGATCAATTTGACAGGAAAGGGTAATGGATTAGCCACTGCGATAGCAAATTTATTCGTCTCTCGATTTGTGTATTCTGGTAAATTCATTACCACTGACAGTTTATTGAGTTCAGATCGGCGACTGCAAAATCGTGACTACTATCAAAACTTCTCTTACGTGATTCAGTCACAAATCGATTTTCCTCGCTATAAACAAATTTTGTTAGATTTATTACATCCTGCCGGTATGCGGGTATTTGGTGAGTATATGTTAGATGAACAGGTAATTGCTGTGGCTTCAACGACAGAACTTGATCAGCTGGTTTTAGAAACTACGCTAGGAGGAACTGTCAATGTGGGAGCTGCATCGCTTGCCGTAACAGGTACTGGGACTACCTTTAATGTCGCGCAGTCTCAAAATGTCTTGACTGCAGGTACGACTATTCAAGTGAATAATCAATTGCGGGTTGTTAATACTATTATAAATAATACGAGTTTGACCGTAACGAATTCCTTCACCTATACTTCAAACGCTCAAACGATGGTGGCGCTGAAAACGATATAACTGAGTAAACGATGCCAAATCTGTCCTATCACACATTGGGGTATCATCATGCGATTCAGTTCGCTGAAGGTTTCTCCGAACCAGACGCCACAGTAGGATATGTTGTTTTAGGAAAGTCAGCATCCTGGAACGCGAATGACGCTCCTCCTAATACCGCTGATACCGAATATTCCACATTTGACGTTACTAATGTTGCCTTTGGAGGGAAAAAAGTATCAGGAAATGATGTGTCTTTAGTCATTCCGCGTCGAAATTGGACTGCCAATACCGTCTATACATCTTATGATGACCGTACGGCTTCGCTCTTTGCGACGGCGAATGGGCAATATGTGTATACTTCTACAGGATCCGTCTATCGGTGTTTAAGTAATGCCAATAACGCTCGCTCAACCGTTGAGCCTAGTGGCGATTATAGTATAGATAATGGATTTATTGAAACAGCAGATGGATACGTCTGGAAGTATGAATATGCGATTCTCTCAACAGATAAGTTTCTGACGACTGACTGGATGCCTGCTCCTACAGCTCAAGTGACTGCGTATTATGGTTCATCTAACAACGTTGTGGCTGGTGCGGTGTCTCAGTTGATTGTGATATCAAGTGGAAGTGGATATGGTAATACGAATACGACTATTAATATTGTGGGAGATGGTGTCGGTGCTGTAGCGAATGCAAATGTCGTTGCAGGTGCATTGGTTTCCTGCGATTTGTTTTCATATGGATCGGGTTATACTTATCAAAATTGTAGTGTGACTGTTGTAGGATCGGGATCTGGAGCCAATGTGCGTCCTGTATTGTCTCCCTATTTTGGACATGCCTATAATCCTGCTCTTCAGTTGGGTGCGAATACTGTAATGATTTCTATGAAAATTGGGGCTGGCGATGCTACTGAGGGTGGTAAAATTACTGCAAATAACGACTTTCGTCAGATTAGTTTGTTATTGGGACCACATAAATATAATGTGAATACGGAAATAAGTTCGGCGAATGCGAATTCTGCCGTGCTTTTAGCAGAAAAAATTTTGGTGACGACTGGATCAAATTTTACGCGAGATGAATTTGTGTATCAGGGAACAAATCTTGCCAATGCCACGTATCGTGGTGTTGTCACTGATTATTCAGACACTGAAATCTTTGTTACGGAACAGTTTGGAACAATTCAGGTGGGCAGCGTGTTGAAAGGTAATACATCAGCTGTAACACGAACTGTTATGGACCAGATACCATCCGAATTGGATCCACGAAGTGGATCGTTAGTCTATGTGGAAAATCGCGCTCCTGTGAGCCGTGCAATTAATCAAGCAGAAAACATTAAATTTGTTGTCTCATTTTAGGTAAATCTCTATGGCACTTGATCTGACTCAAAATCCATATTTCGATGATTATGACGAAACAAAAGATTTTTATCGTCTCTTGTTTCGTCCAGGTTATGCGGTGCAGGCACGTGAACTTACTCAGATTCAAACAGGGCTTCAAAAGCAACTGGATCACTTTGGATCCCATATTTTCAAAAACGGATCCATGGTGTTGGAGGGGCAAACAACACTTGAAACCCAACATATCAAATTTGTCAAGTTGAATACAGTCAATGTTCTTAATGAGACGATTGATGTTAGTAATTTTCTTAACACCTTTGTAATTGACACTACCAACCGTGGAGTACGTGCCTATGTGATTGCAGTGGATAGTGGCGCGGATGGCAATCCTCCTACGCTGATGCTCAAGTATGTGTCTGGTGTAGAGCTTACTGATAATGAGAATATTCAAACCGCTAATGGCGTATATAAAGCCACCACGCTTTTGACTAGCGCCACGGGCAACGGCTCTGTCTGCTCTATTAATAACGGCATTTTCTTCATTAATGGGTTCTTTGCTCGCGTCGGTGCGCAGACGATTATTTTAGAGCGGTATTCTACTACTCCGTCTTATCGTATTGGATTAGAAATCGGTGAAACAGTTGTTGATGAAAATCAGGACACCACACTTTTAGACCCCGCTCTTGGTTCATCTAACTATCAAGCACCAGGTGCTACTCGGTATAAGATCGCGCTGACTTTCGCCAAACGGTCTTTGACAAGTGTGGATGATTCTACGTTTATAGAATTATTGCGTGTCAATGATGGTGAACTTCTCAAGAAAATTGTGTACCCGCAACTTTCTGAACTGGAAAATACTTTAGCGCGTCGCACATATGATGAATCGGGCAACTATTTGGTTCGCCCATTTCAGATTGCGTTGAATAATCATAACACGTATGCCAATGCGTTCAATGTGGTCATGGAAGCGGGCAAAGCCTATGTGCTAGGATATGAGTTTGAGACGATTGCGCCTACCGTTATTGTCAATGAGCGGGCGCGTGATGTGGCGAATGTCTACAATTATCCACTCACTGTAGATTATCAAAATTATATTGATGTCACGGGATTATCAGGACCCATTGCGTTTGATACGCTTGCGCCGTTGACGATTCATTGTGTGAATACCGCATCTATCAATACGACGAGCGCAACAACAGCGGGTGCTACGAATATCGGTACATTGCGTATTCGTGCGCTGGATTATCAGTCAAGTGCTACTTCTTCATCTATCAGCACTGGTATTTGGCGTGCCTATGTGATTGACGCAAATGTCGCGTCACGATCTGCCAACTGTGGTGGTACTGGGACCACAAATACGATTCAATTAGATTCCAATGCATCGAGTGTCACAGATGCGTATGCGGGTGTGATGATTCGTATTGTCACGCATGCAGGAGCTTCTGTAAGTGAGGTTCGTCAGATTAGTTCCTATAATGGTTCTACTAAAGTGGCCACAGTGTCGCGCAATTTCTCTTTTGGTACACCCACAACTGCTACCATCTTCTCGTTGGACTATGAGTTCAAAGACGCGGAATCTTTTGTGTATGGATCAAGTAATATTATCACCACCGCGATGAATATCTCAAGCGACAGCAAACTACCCACACTGGTCGATACCTTTCAGGGTGCGTTTTTATCTGACACGAATTTTAATCGTGCGATTCTTCAGTTGCCCAATTTTTCGATTGGAAACTCATCAGTGGTGGGTGGGACGCCAATTACGAACACAGAATACTATGGGCGCAAACTCTTTACACAAACATTCTCAAGTGGCGTCATCAGTTTCACTACAACAACGGGAATCACTTCAGCAGTTAATGGATCGCCACTGAGTGCCGCAGATGCAATTGATAACGTGTTGGTGGTGACGACAAGTGGTGGTGTGTTAGCAAATAATCAAGTGATCAATTTTGCGAACAGCAGCGCGAATACGGTCACTGTCACAACTTCCTCGAATACCTCGACCTATACGATTACTGTACCAAATGCCGGTTCACAGAGTGCGAAAGTTTATGTGAAAGTGAAATTGCCGTATTCGCATTCTTTGGGCAGCTTGCGGAGATCGAAACAGACACAGACAGCAAACACCACGATTATTGATACGAGCAGTGCGACCACGGTGTCTGCCACGACAACTTGGTATAAACAGTCTAGCTCGCAGGGCGCACAAGTTGTCTTTTCGTCATCTGGAATCTCGGGGCTACAGACACCCAACTATGCGCAATCAGTATATACTGCCGATGTAATTAGTCTGGCAGGAGTATATGATTTTGGAACCAACGCAGTCTCTACGGCAAATCTTGCGAGCGCAACAAATTTAACAGCTAATTATACATTGGATAATGGGCAACGTGATAACACGTATGATCATGCCACAGTTCGTTTGCTGCCAAATCGCCAAGGTCCATCAGGCAATACGGTGGTGTATTTAAATTATTATGAACATACAGGATCAGGATATTTGACTGTTGATTCGTATATTGATGCTGGTGTGGGGTATTCTGATATTCCCACCTACACTTCTTCGCAATCCGCCGCTGTCTATCGTCTGCGTGATTGTATCGATTTTCGTCCGCGTCGGAAAAATGCAGACACCGCAGGATTGTTTGATGAGATTATTCTCGGAATTTCTGGAACGAACTTTGAAACCGACTTTAGTTATTATCTGCCCCGTATTGATAAGATTGTACTGACTAAAGATCGTTCTTTTGAAGTCATTCGTGGTATTTCGTCTCTCAACCCACAGACACCAGCTGATCAAGTCAATGCTATGACATTGTATACCTTGATGTTGCCTGCCTACACGGACTATCCCAGTGATATTCTAGTGAAGTATCTTGATAATCGCCGATACACCATGCGGGATATTGGCACATTAGAAAAACGTATTTCTAATTTGGAATATTATACTTCACTCAATTTGTTGGAACAAGATGCAAAGAATCAACAGATTATTGATAACGAAACAGGATTGAATCGATTCAAGAATGGCATTCTCGTTGATCCGTTTAAGGGGCACAATATTGGTGATGTACTCAATAAGGATTATATTTGTGCCATTGATCAACAGACTCAAGAGTTGCGGCCGCCGTTCTTGACGGATAATTATCCTATGACTATTAATGGTGAATATTCATCTAATTATGAGCGCAGTGGCTCTATTATTTCGCTTGATTATAATGAAACAGCATTTATAGAGCAGCCCTTAGCATCCACCTTTATTAATGTGAATCCGTTCAACACTGTCGCTTTTATTGGACAGTTGAAACTGGATCCAACATCAGACACCTGGGTAGATACAAATCAAAATCCTGATGTGTTGGTGAATACTGAAGGTGATAATGACACATGGGCAGCACTAACACAGGGCATTGAGCGAGCAGCTCCTGATATTTTCGGTACTGTCTGGAATAATTGGCAAACACAGTGGTCAGGTGTTACTAATTTTCGCACAGACACAATTAATCCTCAGTGGCGTGGATGGTTAGGTGCTACAGGAACCTGGAGAGGAGTTTTTGGTGATGTAATTCAGAATACCATTGCTGATATTACTACGCATCAAGGTCGCACAGGCGTGCAAACCAACCTTTCGATGGATGTGATTACTCGTTCTCTGGGCAATCGTGTGGTTGATACTTCGGTGGTGCCTTATATTCGGTCACGCGGAATACTCTTTGTGGGATCTGCGTTCCGTCCGAACACCGCTCTTTACGGATTCTTTGATAATACTGCGGTGCAATCGTATCTGAATAAAACGAACATTATTGAATTGTCAGGCAACACAGCATCGTATGTGGACACGTATCAAGATAATGAAACTGTTCGCGTGTTTGAACCCGCCACGAGTGCCAATCTTGCGAGTGCGGTGGTCGTTCTTAACCGAAAGAATATAAGCACCACAAACGTCTCAGTTGTTAATGTGAGTGCTGGCGACGATGCTAACATTGGCAATGTGAAAATTGTGTCTGCCAATTCGACGTTCTTGATCGGAAATACATCTGGGTCCAATACGCGCATTATAGGTTATCATCATCATTCGGGTGGGGCTTATGCGGGCTCATCGAATACCATCACACTGTCTAACGATGTCGTGTTGTCCAATACTGCATCAGGATATGTTGGGCAGACGATTTTCCTCACTTCAGGAACAGGATTGGGGCAATCAAAAACGATTGCGGCCTACGATACTTCTTCGAAAATTATTACAGTATCGGGCACATGGACTACCACCCCTGATAACACGTCTGCGTACTCAATCGGCTCACTGACCTCTGATCTTCGCGGTGAAGTGACAGGCGTGTTTGTTGTTCCTAGTACGGCTACTTTGAAATTTAGAACAGGTGAACGCATCTTCCGTTTGATTGATGTCCCATCAGGTGATGTGCCTAGTTCAACAACGAATGCTGATGCGCGATACTTCGCGCAAGGATTATTGCAAACTGCTGAACAAACTATTCTCTCAACTCGCGTTCCCGTTATTCGTCGCACGGGAGTGTCACAAGAACAAACAGTTGTTGAGCGTGACGTTCTACAACGATCAGAAGTAATTGGGCGACAACTCGTTGCATATTGGGATCCACTGGCACAAACATTCTTAGTCGATCAGAATCAATATGAGAATGGAGTGCAGGTGACGTCCGTGCGACTACTCTTCAAGAGTAAGGATGACAATATTCCTGTTCAGATTCAATTGCGTCCGGTGGTCAATGGATATCCGCATTCATCTCAGATTATTCCCTTCTCAGAAGTTACGCTGAATCCTAATCAGGTCACTGTCGTCACGCAAAGTGCATTATCTGCTCGGCTCGCAGACCCGACATTGACTGCGCCATTGCAAGATGCTGCGTTCTATACAGAAGCACGGTTTGCTGCACCGGTGACATTACAGACGGGTCGGGAGTATGCAATTGTCATTCTTGCAAATAGTACACAATATGAGGTTTATCTGGCGCAAATAGGGCAGACGGTGCTTGGAACTGATCGGTTGATTTCTTCGCAGCCGTATTTGGGATCCTTCTTCAAGTCACAAAATGCGTCTACGTGGACTGCTGCGCAAGATCAAGATTTAATGTTCCGTCTTATGCGGGCATCGTATACAAGCACCACGGCAAATGTTGAGTTTGCGGTGACATCCGCGAATGCTCCCACTGCGAATGTGCCTATGGATACGTTCTATATGACGTCGGGCAATCTTGTGTTACCAAATACGAGCGTGTCGTCCTATTATTCGACTACGCTGGCGTCAGGCGGACCGCAAGAAGTTTATCGTCCATTTGATATTGATAACAATGTCTTCTTTGATGATACATTGGGTCGGCGTGTTATTACGACGAACAATCAGTCCTTCAAAGTGCGTTTATATCTCAACAGCAAAAATACAGATATCTCGCCGCTTATAGATATGGAACGGCTGAGTGTGTTGGCGATTGAAAATCGTGTCAACAATCTTGGACTCGCAAACGGCGATATAGTGGTGACAAGTAGTACCGCGACGTTTGCTAATTCAAACGTCTCGATTACTCTGAGTGGCGGTGGGGGATCTGGTGCTAATGCGTACGCCGTGATTACCAGCAATACTCTCTCATCGATTATTGTCAATGCACCAGGATCAGGCTATACGAGTTCACCGACCGTTACGATTACCGGTGGTGGTGGTACGGCGACAGCAGTTGCGATTGGTGAAACGTCTGCTTCTGGTGGTCCTGCTGATGCCCGTTATATTACGCGCAAGGTTGTCTTATCCGAATATATGGATGCGGGCGATCTGCGAGTCTATCTCACAGCGTATAAACCCAGCGAGTCGAATATTCATGTGTATTACAAACTTCTCTCTGCAGATGATGTCAATAGTTTTGATGAACAATCGTATCAACTCATGACTTGCATTCAGGGTTTCAATAATATCTCTTTGAATAGCGACGATTTGAAAGAGTTTGTATTTGCACCAGGAACGAACACGATTCCCAAAAATCAGATTTCGTATGGCACCTTTACGAATTTTAGATATTTTGCTATTAAGATTGTTATGACATCTACTAATACAGCACGAGCGCCACGAATTAAAAATTTCAGAACAATTGCGATTCCGTCCTTATCATGAGTACCGTTAAGATTACTAACACTGAGTTTGTACGCGATATGAATACGCAAGCGATACTAAATACTGATATTGCAGCAAGGCAACAGTTTGAACAAACCAGAAAACGAATTAAAGCAGAACGTGTTGATCGTACTGAAACCAAAGAACGACTTCGGCAACTTGAGCAAAGTATGCATGAACTTAAAACGATGATCGCAGAACTTTGCGCTCTCAAGGATACGCATGGCAATCACTAACATTACCAATGCGAATACGTTTGGTCAGTGGCTCTCCACGACACAATCTCTTGTCTCGGTCGCTAATTCCTTGACAGATGGGCCCATACTGACTGCAAACACTCTTTTACGTCTAACGCATGCTGGCGAAACCCTGAATGTTGTTAACACCGCAACATTTACTGGCAATGTTGTAATGAACGGTACTGTGTTAATTAATGGTCGCACACCAGAAGAAATTGCTATTGCAATGGTAATTGCATTAGGATAATATCGATAGGGGATAACAACGATGGCTAATACGTTTAAATCTAATTTACGTGCGAATCTGGTGACAACTGGAAATACTGTCTACACTTGTCCTAGTGGAACTCAATCTACATTGATTGGATTATCGCTGGCAAATAAATCAAGTGGAACAGTCACTGCTAATGCCTATATTACTCGATCATCGGTAGATTATGCACTTATCACGCTGGGACCAATTTTGAGCGGATCTACACTGGTGGTTGTGGGGGCAGAACAAAAAGTTGTGTTAGAAGCTAACGATATTCTAAAGGTAGTGGCATCGGCGAATGGTTCGGTGGACTGTGTTGCGTCACTCTTAGAGATTACATAACGAGATTATTATGGCATATCTAGGCAGTACCTATACAAGGTTTGATCCCACTCGGACTATCGCTGCGCCGCGTGACGCAGATCGATTTTCTGGTAATGCCTCTACTTTGACATTCACACTCACACGTGCAGTAGATGCACCTACTGACATTGAAGTTTTTGTCAATAATGTTCAGCAAGAACCGATGACTGCGTATAATGTCATTGGTACTTCCTTAACCTTTGCGGCAGCGCCACCTAGTGGAACGAACAATGTCTATGTGGTCTATCGTGGATTCAACACAGGTGTTATTGGTATCACGCTTCCAGATAATTCTGTCACAACATCGAAGTTAGCCACCAATATTCGTCTATTTACGGTTGATAATTATACTGCGAACGGATCCGCTACAAATTTTACCTTGTCAGATACACCACCTGATGCGAATACGTTGATGGTCGCAGTCAATGGAATTCTCCAAACTTCTCCTAATAATTATACCGTTTCTGGATCAACACTGACCTTTACCAGTGCGCCTGCACTCAATGCCAATGTTACGATTCGGCATCTTGGCTTTCGATCTTCAGTAGCACAGACAGCACTTACAATGGTCGATGTAATTGCAACCGCAAGTTTACCTGCAGCTGGAACGTCACAAAACGGGCGAATCGTGATTGAGGATGCTGGTTCTGGTGATCGTAATCTCATTCTCTACGCCGGGGGTCAACGATTCCGGATTGACGGTGGGGTCGCGTTCTAATATCTAACCCTATTAATTCAAATGAGGCCCTAATATGGCGATAAATATGGCGATAAAGGCGATAAATAGATAAAATAAACACAGAAGGAGTTCACATGATTACTATTAATATGGATAAAGCACGTAAGATTAAACAAGATCAGATTCGAGACGAACGCAAACCGTTGCTGGAAAAACTTGATGTGCAGTTTATGCGTGCCGTTGAATCTGGTAACAGTGCGCTTCAAACAGAAATTGCGACACAGAAACAAGCCTTACGGGATTGCACTGTGGATCCAGTGATTCTCAATGCTGCAACTCCAGAGGCACTCAAGGCTGCTCGTCCCGCTGCATTAAAGTAGGAGTGGTTACGTGGGATATATTGGAAATCAACTGCTTGGTGGGCAACAGCAGGTTCAATACTTGTCTGGTGACGGTAGCACAACCTCATTTGTATTAGATCATGCCACTGGAGCAGAAGCTTCTGTACTTGTGTTTATTGCTGGTGTAAAACAGAAAGCCTCAACGTATTCTCTGTCCAATGGTCGAATTAACTTTACGAACGCACCAGCCAGCGGAAGCAATAATGTCGAATTGATTTATCTGGGTGGAGCGGTCCTCACCACGCCGTATCTTAGCGCCGATACGTTTGGCATCATTCGCATCAATGCTAATACCATTACACAGAACTGTACTATTACGACGGGCTATAATGGATCCAGTGCTGGACCGCTGAGAATTGCGAATAATGTAACGATTACGATAGCCAATAATGCGACCTGGCATATTATTTAACGAGTAGAGGATTATAGATGGCGGGAAATATTCGTGCGGATTACATTCTTGTTGATGACTCTTTGAATGTCAAATTAGGAAATAACAGTGTTGTTTTGTCTGTTACTGCCAATGACACATTTGTTGCTGCCAATACTACGCAGACGCTGACAAATAAAACGCTGACTGCACCTCTGTTCTCTGGCAACGTGGGGATTGGGACAGCGGGAATCGTAACTCCTTCTTTTCCGCTTACTGTTGTTACGCCTGCCAGTGGTTTTGCACTAGCACTAAATGGACGGTCAACGGATAATTTGGCGGGTATTCAATTCTTTGCGTATAACAGCGGAACAATACATGCTAGAATTACAGCTACGGCAAGTGAATACAAAACAGAAGCGGTATCCAATGCTGTTCAGACTTTTCACACTAACAGCATCGAACGCATGCGTATCGACTCCTCTGGCAACCTGCAATTTAACTCCGGCTACGGCTCTGTGGCTACCGCCTTTGGCTGCCGTGCGTGGGTGAACTTCGATGGCACGGGGACGGTGGCGATCCGTAGTAGTGGCAATGTGAGCAGCATTACGGATAATGGACAGGGCGACTATACCGTCAACTTCACGACGGCGATGCCTGATGCGAATTACGTCGCATTTGGCTCGGTTATAGGTTCTAGTAACACAGATTATACAAATGGTTTTATAAACGGTGGACTAAACGCAGCAACCGGAACCCACACCACAACAGCCTTTAGATTTCTAACAGTGCATATCACTGCTGGTGTGACAGATTACAACCAAGTCCAAGTTGCGGTAATCCGCTAATAAGGAGAACATTTATGAATCAACGAATTATTTACTCAACAGATGAAGGTGGTGTCGCCGTGATTGTGCCTGCACCGGAATGTGAACTGACGATTGAGCAGATTGCTCAAAAGGATGTCCCTGCTGGCAAGCCCTATCAAATTTTGGATGTCGCGGACATTCCGTCTGATCGCACCTTTCGGAATGCATGGGAAGCAGAAATTCCTACACCTGATGGACATGGAATGGGGCATGACGCTTGGTACGCAGCGCAAAATGAAGAAGTAGAGGAGTAAGGTTGTATGTCATCTCTTAGTATTGCGGGTGATACTAGCGGACAGATTACACTAGAAGCTCCCGCTGTAGCGGGGAGTAATACTCTTACTCTGCCCATCATTAGTGATACGATTACAACTGCGAATTCAACGCAGACGCTGACAAATAAAACGCTGACTGCACCCGTGTTGTCTGGGACTGCAACAGGCACGTATACACTTAGTGGGACTCCAACAATTAGTTCACCCACCATTACTACACCGACCATTAGTGCACCCGTGTTATCAGGGACTGCAACAGGGACCTATACACTCGCTGGGACTCCAACGATTAGTTCACCCACCATTACTACACCGACCATTAGTGCACCGGTGTTGTCAGGAACAACAACAGGCACATATACGCTTGGTGGTACACCGACCATTAGTGCACCCGTGTTATCAGGGACTGCAACAGGCACATATACGCTTGGTGGGACTCCAACGATTAGTTCACCAGTCTTGTCAGGAACAACAACAGGCACATATACGCTTGGTGGGACGCCAAGTCTTGCAGCAACTGCTCTCACTGGGACTATCGAAGTTGGTCGTTTAGGATCATCGGGTTCAGCAAGTAGTGGTACATTTTTACGAGGAGATAATAGCTGGCAAGCAGTACCAGATCCATTTACCACCGGTGATGTGAAGATGACAATAAAGACTGTTGCTGATTCTGGTTGGGTTTTGATGAATGATGGTACTATTGGCAACGCATCGAGTGGTGGAACGACTCGTGCAAATGCAGACACATCAGCTTTATTCCAGTTGCTTTGGAACAATACTCTAGACGCAGACTGTACTGTTTCTGGTGGACGTGGAGGAAGTGCAGCATCAGACTTTGCAGCAAACAAAACCATTTCGCTTCCTAAAGCCCTTGGACGTGCGTTAGCTTGTTACGGATCTGGTTCTGGACTAACTAGTCGCGCAATGGCAAAAATTTTAGGAGCAGAAACACATATATTGAGTACTGCAGAAATGCCTGCACACTCTCACACAATATCACCGGACAATCTGTGGCGTTCTTCGGGTGGACCTCATAATCCCAGTGGCAGTGGTGGTTCGGTCCCAACCACAGTTACAGCAGGTACGACTGGCGGCAGCGAATCCCACAATAACATGCAGCCAACAGTATTTCTTAACATAATGATTAAATTGTAGTAGGGAGCACGTATGATTTTTCAACATCATCCTGATAAAATGATTTGTGTGGGGGATTTTATATATTCGCTTGATGAGTTTCTCATCGATGAACCCAATTACACTCTCAGATCTGATTGTATTGGTCGCATTTATGAGCAAAACGTGCGACATTGCTCCTTCACCAAAGACACATCATATGGAGAACCGTTTCCGTGGGCTGAAGGAGACATGTATCTATCAAAAGTGGATGTGTATCGAGCCGCATATGAATTGCGTCATCCTGAACCTTCTCCACCTTCTCCTCCTCCTGTTGATTACTCTGATCTTAATACTGCCGAGAAATCTCTAAGGGCTCTTGCCTCATGTGTTGCGCAAATTGGAAGCTTAACAGAGGATCAAATGAAAATTTTATTTAAACAAAAATGGGATGCTCTCTGAAATGGGGGCAAGAATTAAGGAGTCTTTATGTTTACACTCATAACAACAATAGTTTCTTTTTTGGCCGGTGGTGTGCCCAAGATTATTGATTATTTTCAGTCTAAAAAAGATCAAAAGCATGAACTTGAAGTGTTGGCTGCGCAGACGGATCGCGATCTGAAAATGGCGCAAGCAGGATATCTCGCGCAGTATCGCACGGAAGAAATTAAACTTGAAAGCACCAAAGTTGATGCAGATAAAGAAGAACGACTGGCCCTGTATCAACATGATATCGAGATTGGGCGAGGCGCATCTCGTTGGGTCATTAACATGCGCGCCATGGTTCGTCCCTCGATCACGTATGGACTTTTCTTGTTACTCTGTTTTGTTGATGGGTTTGGATTCTGGTATGCGTTTCATACCGGTGTTCCATTTCACGACGCTATGGATCTCGTCTGGGACAAAGACACACAGACTATCTGGGCATCCGTGGTGTCGTTCTGGTTTGGCACGCAAGCTTTCAAGTCTAAATAGACAATGAAGATCAGTGATGCGGGACTGACAATTATTAAAAAGTTTGAGGGATTTCGCAGTAAGCCGTATTTGTGCCCAGCGCGAATCTGGACAGTTGGGTATGGGCATGTGTTGTATCCAGAGCAATTACGATTAAAGATGGATGAACGGCTCTCGTATCCATTAAAATCAGAAGACAACCGCATATTTACGAAAGAGGAAATTGATGGACTTCTCCTGGGTGAATTGGGCAAATATGAACGTGGTGTGGAACGGCTCTGTCCTGGACTTCTTACATCAAATCAATTTTCAGCTTTCTGCAGCTTTGCTTTTAATGTTGGGCTTGGATGCTTTCAGCGCAGCACCATCCGTTCGGCGTTTAATCGAGGGGATGTGGATACCGCTGCGGAGACGTTTCTCAAGTACAACAAAGCAGGTGGCAAAGAATTACGAGGATTAACCCTTCGTCGTCACGCTGAACGTGCTCTCTTTCTTTCCTAATTTTTCATTCGATTTCATTCATTTCTCTCACTTAAAGTTTTATAAATAATCTAAGAACTCTGTTCAAAGGAGTGTTTTTGTGGCAGAATATGTTGAAATTACAATCGAACAAAATGCTTCGTTTAACACTACCGTAAATATTAACGATAGCAGTGGCGCTCTCTTTAATTTGACCGGTCACACCGGCAAAGCACAAATTCGCAAATCTTATTATTCCTCCACTGCTCATAATTTTGTCGTTACTACTTCTTCACCAACAGAAGGTGAACTTACATTGACAATGACTTCAGCTGTGACCGCCAATATTACACCTGGGCGATATGTGTATGATTTAATTATTGTTAATAATAATACCAATGTTGTCACACGTATTTTTGAAGGCATTGCCGTAGTAAGACCAGGAGTCACACGCAATGAGTAATTTTACAGTCAGAATTAAACCAAATAAAACCGTAGTGTCGTCCGTTTTTATAGGTCCAAAACCAAACGTCTCACTGAGCGATTTGAAAAATGTAGATGCCTCTAATCCTGATGATGGTGAAGTATTAGTGTATGATGGTGCGACGCAAGGATATGTTGTTAAACCAGTCGTCGTCAATTCAAATAACATCACCAATGTTCGGGGAGGGGGCTTCTAATGGCTAACACCGTCATACAACTCAAATGGTCTGAGAGTACTAATACGCCGTCATCACTCAATGTGGCGGAACCAGCGTATTCAAATAGTTCTAATAAACTTTTTATTGGGTTGGCGGATAATTCTGTTATTTCCATTGGCGGTAAATATTATACCGACATTGTTGATGCCGCAACTAATAATAACACCGCGTCAACTCTTGTTAAAAGAAATGCGTCTGGTAATTTTTCTGCTGGGACGATTACTGCTGCCTTATCAGGAAACGCAACTACAGCGAGTGCGTGGCAAACGGCACGAAATCTAGGAGTGTCTGGTGATGCAACGGGTATCGTGTCTGTGGATGGATCCGCAGCAGCGAATATTCCTCTTACTCTTGCTAGTTCAGGTGTCACGGCCGCCACATATGGTGGCGCGACACAAATTCCAACATTTGCTGTTGATGCAAAAGGTCGTATTACATCCGCTGCGAATGTGGCACTCTCGACCACTTTCAACTTTGCCGGTAACACGGGCACTGGCACCACCTCAACTGGTGGAACAATCACCGTTGCAGGACAAAACGGTGGTGGTATTACTACCACGTTTACAGATGCGACGGACACTTTTGGATTAACGGTTGATTCAACTGTTGTTCGAACATCGGGTGCGCAGTCAATTGCTGGTGACTTGTCTGTTACAGGAAATTTGATTGTTGCTGGGACGCAAACATTTGTCAATACTTCCACGGTTGTCACGACAGATTCATTATTGAAACTTGGTGCTAACAACACCGTCGGAGATGTAATTGATATCGGGTTCTACGGAACATCTAATACAGGATCGTCTGTTCAATATCATGGTCTCGTTCGTCAAGGATCAGGTGGTGCAAATGCAGGCGCCTTCTATCTCTTTAAGAATTTGGGAACAGATCCAACAGGGAATGTTGTCTCCTATGGATCCCTAACAAAAGCGGATTTACATGCCAACTTAACAGGTGGCACTGTTACAGGTCTTTCTTCTGACATCGTCGTTAGTGATGGTGGTACGGGCGCAGGGACCTTTACTGCTGGACAATTGCTTGTCGGTAACGGCACCAACCCACTGCAATCACTTGCTAACACTGGCACCGCAGGCACATATGGTGCGCAGACGCATGTTCCTGTCTTAACGACAGATGGCTATGGGCGCGTGTCTGGAGTGAGCAACACTGCAATTGGAGGATTAGATACATCCGTTCTCTCGTCTGGAATTCTTGGTGTGGCTCGTGGTGGTACCAATAACATCAGTTACACGACAGGAGCTATCCTGCAATATAATGGCAGCGGTATTGTATCGCTTGCCAATACCGGCACAGCAGGAACCTTTGGGGCACAAGATTATGTGCCAGTGATTACAACTGACGCGTATGGGCGTGTATCGGGCGTCAACAATACAGCTATCGGAGCTTTGAATACCTCTGTTCTCACGGCTGGAACTCTCGGAGTTGCGCGCGGTGGTACAGGAGCAGCCTCTTTTAGCACGAATGGTGTCATCTTGTCGGGTGCATCTAGCACGACTGCATTGTCTGCATTGACTTCTTCTACTCAGGGGCATGTGTTGCAGATTAATGCGTCAGGAGTTCCAATTTTTGCGCATTTGAATGGTGGGTCATTCTAAAATAAAAACTGAGAGGGATGTGGTCAAGACTGCATCCCTCATGTGAACGGAGGGCATCATGAGTGATGTGAACTTTATTAATTCTTATAATGAAATCGTCTTTGAGAATTTTATTGCCGTTTTAAAACAAAATATGGTGTTTCAGACGCAATTGAAACTTCTTGAAGCCAAAGTTGCGAAACTAGATGAAGTGGAAAAACAGCTCGCAGCGATAAAGGAACAACAGCATGAAATAAATCAGTTACACGTTACAGTGCAATCCTTGAATGATGAACTGTCGGGGAAAAACGCGCAAATTCAGAATCAGTCAAGTGTGAGCGCGGATCATTATCGAATTCAAGCAGCACTGAATGAGAAAACACGCGAATGTGATTCCTTGCGGGGATCCATGCGAGAAAAGACATTAGCGTTAGAGCAGACAATTCAGCAACAGATTGACTATATTAAAAAATTAGAAGATTTGTTGCCTAACAATAAACGAAAAAAGTTGGGTCTTTTAGTTTCTTCAGACCCAACAATAAATACGCTTGACAATGTGAAACTTACTAAAATTGAATCGTCAGGCGGAATGTTCTAATGTCCAATACCGTTATTAGTATTCGCAGTTCGGGGCAATCTGGAAATACTCCATCATTGGGTGTCATTGCCAATGGTGAATTGTCTCTGAATTATGCGGATGGTATTCTCTATTATAAGACCAGCAGTAACACGCTCGGTCAAATCAAAACCACACAAGTCTCGGGGCTCAATCAAGAACTTCAGTTTAATGATGCGGGTGCTTTTGGCTCATCACAAAATCTAACTTTTAATAAAACAACATCTATCCTCGCAGTGACCGGAAATGTCAATGCCGGTAATGTTATTATTTCTGGTGGCATTTCTGCTGGCGGCAGCACCGGCTCAAGTCAGCAAGTTTTGACTTCTACTGGATCAGGTGGTATTCAGTGGTCTACAGCAGTGGGTTCACTGGGTCCGCAAGGTCCGCAAGGTCCACAAGGCGCGACTGGTCCCACAGGTCCTCTGACACCATGGCAAGTAAAAACAGCAAACTATACGGCTGTCAGTAAAGATTATATTGCAGCCAATACAATAGGTGGTGCGTGGACTCTTACGTTACCCGCATCACCATCTAGCGGCGACTTTGTCGTTATTGCTGATGCAGGCAACTTCAATACTGTTAATCTGGCAATAGCAAGAAATGGGTCCACGATTGAAGGAAATACAAATGATTTTGACTTAGACGTTGCCAATGCAATAGTCACTTGTCTCTATGACGGAAACACTTGGCAAATCTTTTCAACAGTAGGACCTAAAGGTCCGCAAGGTCCTCAAGGTCCACAAGGTGCGACTGGTGCGGCTGGCGCGGCTGGCGCGGCTGGTCCACAGGGTCCGCAAGGTCCACAAGGCGCGACTGGTGCGGCTGGCGCGGCTGGCGCAGCTGGTCCACAGGGCCCGCAAGGTCCACAAGGCGCGACTGGTGCGGCTGGTGCGGCTGGCGCAGCTGGTCCACAGGGTCCGCAAGGTCCACAAGGCGCGGCTGGTGCGGCTGGCGCAGCTGGTCCACAGGGTCCGCAAGGTTCTCTCACACCATGGCAAGTAAAAACAGCGAACTATACGGCTGTCAATAAAGATTATATAGCAGCTAATACAATAGGTGGCGCCTGGACTCTTACGTTACCTGCATCACCGTCTAGTGGCGACTTTGTCGTTATTGCTGATGCAGGAAACTTTAATACTGTTAATTTGGTTGTGGCAAGAAATGGATCCACAATTGAAAATGTGGCTGATAATTTAGAGATAGATCTCGCTGCTTCTATAGTTACATGTCTCTATGATGGAAACACTTGGCAAGTGTTTTCATCGGTAGGTCCCAAAGGTCCACAAGGTGCGACTGGTGCGGCTGGCGCGGCTGGCGCGGCTGGCGCAGCTGGTCCACAGGGTCCGCAAGGTCCACAAGGCGCGGCTGGTGCAGCTGGCGCAACTGGTCCCACAGGTCCACTCACGCCATGGCAATCGAAAACAGCAAACTATACGGCTGTCAGTAAAGATTATATTGCAGCTAATACAATTGGTGGGGCCTGGACACTCACTCTGCCTGCGTCACCCTCAAGTGGCGACTTTGTGGTTATTGCTGATGCAGGAAACTTTAATACTGCTCATCTCACAATTGCTCGTAATGGATCTACAATTGAAAATGTAGCTGATAATTTTGTGTTGGATGTTGCCAATGCGATAGTCACTTGTCTCTATGACGGAAACACTTGGCAAATCTTTTCAACAGTAGGACCTAAAGGTCCACAGGGTGCCACTGGTCCCACAGGTCCTCTGACACCATGGCAACTAAAAACAGCGAACTATACCGCTGTCAGTAAAGATTATATTGCGGCTAATACAATTGGAGGGGCTTGGACGCTCACTCTGCCTGCGTCACCCTCAAGTGGCGATTTTGTCGTCATTGCTGATGCAGGCAACTTTAGTACTGTTAATTTAGTTGTGGCACGAAATGGATCCACGATTGAAGGTAATGCTGATAATTTTGAATTAGATGCTGCTTTCGTTATTGTCACCCTTTTATATGACGGCACAACTTGGCAAATCTTTTCAACAATAGGTCCTGTGGGTCCACAGGGTCCACAGGGTCCACAAGGCGCCACTGGTCCTCAGGGTCCACAAGGTCCGTCTTCAATGTCGGATGGGACAGCAGCAGCACCTGGGCTGCCATTTGCTGCGAATACTGCAACTGGGTTCTATCGCCCTGCTGCGAATACACTCGGATTTGTCACGGCAAGTGTCGAACGAATGCGAATTGATTCCAGTGGCAATGTTACTGGTGCAACAATTAGCAACCCCACGCTGACTTTACAAAGCGAGAATGTGAGTCCGTATAATGGCTTTCGCAACCGCATCATCAACGGTGCCATGGTGATCGATCAGCGGAATGCTGGTGCTAGTGTTACTTTTAATGATGGAATCTTTGTTGTGGATAGATTCCGTGGCAATGCAAACATTTCTGGTAAATGTACAGCACAACAATCAACAACTGCTCCAGCTGGCTTTAAAAACTCAATACTGATTACTTCAACATCTTCCTATTCTGTGGGTGCTGGTGAAATTATGTCTTTTTACCAAGGTGTAGAAGGTAGTAACATTGCTGATTTAGGATGGGGGACAGCCAGTGCTGCAACAGTAACTTTTAGTTTTTGGGTTCGTTCTAGTTTAACTGGAACTTTTGGCGGTTGCTTAAAAAATAGTGCTAGTAATCGTAGTTATCCTTTCACATATACAATAGCAGCAGCAGATACTTGGGAGCAAAAGTCTGTAACTATTACTGGTGACACAACAGGAACATGGCTAACAACCAATGGTGTTGGAATTTATGTTCAATTTGGTTTAGGTGTTGGCTCTACTTATAGCGGTACTGCAGGCTCTTGGGCTTCAGCTAACTATGTATCAGCCACAGGAGCAACATCCGTAGTCGGCACAAACGGCGCCACCTTCTATCTCACCGGAGTGCAATTGGAGAAGGGCTCCGTCGCCACGCCACATGAATTTCGTTCCTTTGGGCAGGAGCTGGCGCTGTGTCAGCGGTATTGTTTTACATTGATTTCTAATGGCACAAATGCTTCTACTTTTGTTGGAGGATACAGACCCGCTACTGGTGCAACACAATGCTCTTTTCCGTTTCCAGTAGTTATGAGAACAAGCCCAACTTGTTCTGTACCCGCTGGAAATAATTCATGGAGTGTAGAAGATGGTCTAAATCCATATACAGGAACACCAACAATATTCAGTCCAAACCCATATAATGTGACTCTTTCAATTCCAACACCTACGCCAACTTTTGCAAGCGGTTATTCACCAATGCTACATATGTATGCGACAACTGGCTCAGTTTGTTTATTAGCATCTGCGGAGTTATAAATGTATAAATTATCATTACCCTATATGGGGAAACAAACTAGCGTCATTAGATTATTTGACAGCGCCTTCATCCCCTTTGACCCCGCCAACACCGACTACGCAAACTTCAAAAAAGAAGTATCGGCTGGTGCCGAGCTACAGGACGCCGAGGGGCAGCCGATGTCAGCCGCAGATGCGACCGCCTATGTGGCAACGTTACCATGATACTTAATATGCAATAAGCAGAATAAATATTTAATATACTTTTATGCCTATTAAATTAAGAGATTTTTTAAACAGCGGTTATACTGGTCCTCAGGGTCC